CGTTGCGGGAGAGTGTTATCTTGTACAGATTCCTGAGCGTCAAGGTTCAGGTACCCCTGAGAGCTGGGATATTCGCTCTGTTGATGAACTTCATGTTGATACCCGCGGAGCGTATACAATCACTCCTCGTTCAGACCTCGCACAGAACACCGGGCAAAAATCTAAGGGTGCGCTTGAACTTCCGTCCAGCGCGTTTGTTGGCCGTATCTGGAAGGCGCACCCGCGCTTCTCAGATGAGGCTGACTCCAGCATGCGTGGTCTTTTGGACATGTGCGCTGAGCTCCTACTTCTCAACAGGACGTTCCGCGCGACAGCTCGTTCACGTCTAAACGCTGGTGCCTTATATCTTCCTGACGGATTATCCGTCGCGGCTAGCCCTGACCCAGATTACCCTTATGACGATGATTCAGATTTGAACCAAGGCTTTACCCCTGAGGAAGCTGCCGACGAGTTCGAGGACCAGCTCATCGATGCGATGACAACTCCGATTCGTGACGAGGACTCGGCTAGTGCGGTTGTGCCATTGATTATTCGTGGTCCTGCAGAGCTTGGTGACAAGATAAAGCAGTTCAAGTTTGAGCGTTCATTTGACCCCGCGCTGTCTGAGCGTTCAGACCGAGTACTCGAGCGTATCCTGCAGGGACTTGATGTTCCAAAGGACGTTGTTACCGGTTTAGCAAACGTCAAGTACTCGAACGCGTTGCAAATTGACGAATCTCTTTACAAGGCTCACATTGAGCCACTGATGCTTCTTATCGTTGACGCATTGACCGTCGTGTATCTGCGTCCTTATCTTTTGGCCAGTGGGTTTGACCCAGTAGAGGTTGAGCGTGTATGCGTTTGGTATGACCCATCGCAGGTTGCCACTCGCAATGACCGTGCCGCTGATGCTGACGCCGGGTTTGACCGTATGGCTGTTTCCTTTGATTCATGGCGTCGTGCTCACGGATTCACAGGTGCAGACGCTCCTACGCCTACAGAGCTTGCCTTGCGCCTACTCATTGAGAAGGGCTCAATTACTCCGGAGCTCACTGAGTCGATGCTTTCAGCTGTTGCCCCTGAGGTTATTCAGGCAACGCGCGTTGCGCAACAATCACAGAGTGTTGCACCAATTCCGCCTGAGCTTGAGAAACTTCTCAAGGGTCCACAGGCAGCAACTGAAGAGACGCCCGTAGAGACTCCAGCCGCTGAGGAGACTTCAGGTGAATCAGAACCAACTGCCTAGCGACTCTGTAACTGCCGCAGGGCAGAGTCCATGCTGGGATGGGTACAAGCAGGTTGGAATGAAGAAGGGCAAGAACGGAAACATGGTTCCCAACTGCGTCCCTAAAGATTCCGCAGACGACTCTGACGCAGACTTTGCAAATCCTCGTGCACCTAAGAAGGACCGCATATCCGGTTCAAAGAAAAACAAAAAAGGTTCCGCGGCTGGTGGGAAGAAGATTACCTTTAGTAAAAAGACAGAGGCAACTCTGCGTGACAAGGTAGAGAAGCATAATAAAAAAGCTCCTGAGGGTCGCAAGGCTACACTTGGAATGCTAAAGGCTGTCTACCGTCGTGGCGCGGGAGCATTCTCATCTAGTCACCGTCCAGGCATGACGCGTGATGGTTGGGCATACGCTCGCGTAAACGCGTTTTTACGTTTGCTAAAGTCTGGAAAGCCTTCTAATCCGAATTACAAACAGGATAACGACTTGTTGCCCGCTAAGCACCCGAAGTCAAGCAAGGGCGAGAGTTCGATAATTGCCTCAGCCTATGAGGACCAGGAGCTTACGGTTTCACTAAAGACTGATATGGAATACGACTCAGCAGAGCATGCGCTCATTGCGATGGCTGAGCTTTCCGGAGAAGGCTACGAGATTATCCCTGCTCTTCGTGCTGCATGGATGCGCGGTATTCGAGATAATGAATCTCCGTTTGCCCGTGCTGCCGTTTTAGCATCTGCACTTTACAGCTCAAAGGATGCTGACCTATTGCCTAGGATTGACAAGGAAGGTACCGACAGTGAATAACCTGTTGAACATGCTTATCGCTAAGCAGCAGACAGAGGGTGTACCTTCAAAGATAAAGCCAAGGTCTTCTGCCAGTCTTCGCCGTGCCATCCATGAACTTGCCAATGAGTACAACCAGAAGGTTCCAGAGGAACGTCAAGTTACCCAGCGCGATATTGACATCGTTGCTTCGCGCTCACTAAATAACACCACTGGTATGGAAAAGAAGTCTCGGTTCTTTGCCGCGTACCGTGAGGTTGCATCTTTTGTTTCATTAGCAATCCACGGCAAGGTGCCTGTCCACCAAACACGTCATCGTGACCTTCTGCCTATCGGTCACCCGTTATCAACGCGTCCACATGCAATGACCGCCTCGGCCCACTCAGAGGCTCTTGCGCGCTGGATTGCGGCTGACCCACGTATCGACGACAGTGCCCGTGCACTTGTCTCCTCCGCGTTTTCGTACCCTATGCTATCCGTCGAGCAACGACATGCAGCCGCACGGCTCACGGCTGTCACTGCTGGTCTTGTTCCACAGGACATCATTATTGCCGCGCAGGTTGATGGTGATTCTGAGACTGTATTCATTGACCTTGGCAAATCCGCAAGGGCTGAAGCGCAAAGGCGTGACCGTAAAGGACGTTTTGCCTATGAAGGCGGAGGCTTACAGTTCTTTGTTCGCGTTGGCAACAACATCAAGTCTAAGGTAAAACAGTACATCGGAAACTCTAGCACCAGTGACGGCTTCCAGGTCGAGATTCTTGATGACCCAGATATTCCTGACGGTCTATATGACATTCCATCAAAGAACGCAGAGGCTATCAAGGCGTTTATCCCTGGCATTGGCGACGACGAGGTAGACCTTCCATCTGACGTTGACGCAATGGATATCTCACAGTTTGCCCCTATTGACGCTCCTAACGGCTGGACACTTGTCAAGGAGAAGCAAGAGGGTGAGTTAGGCCCGGACAAGGTTTATGAAAACGAGGACGGCTATGTCGTCGAGTACTTTGAAGGTGGCAAGTACGAACAGGCTGACGTCCAAAAGGCGTATGTCCACAATGGTGGCATTGGTTCAGAGGCTCCTGGAGAATTCGTAGGTAAGTTCACCGAACGCGTTGACCGCGATGGTAACCTCAGCACTAAGGCAAAGTTCAATAAGGATAAGCCACTTTATGTTTTGTACCGTAAGGAGACACCTGACACTAAAAAGCAGGCAGTTCTTATATCACAGTCGTGGTCTGCAAGCAACGACCGTGCTAAAGGCGATAAGAAAAAGTTTGCCGACTATCTTGAAAAGGTTCAAAAAAGCAACGTAGATAAAAAGTCTAAGCAGAAGGACTCCGCTGCTGCGTCTAAGGCTTCAAGTGAGGCGTATAAGAAAAACGCCGAGGAGGTAATGAAGAGCAATGATGCTGTTCGTTCCGAGATTGACGCCAATCTTGCTAAAGGTCTTGACCCGTTTGGTAACAAGATTCCTGATGGCTGGGAAGCTGTAAAGAACGAGAGCCAGCTGACACCTGGACCATCATTGATTTCTGGTGATAAGGAATACGTCACAAAGAACATTGAAAAACACAAGGGCGTTTCATACACAAAAACGGAGCAGGGTGCTGAGGGAAACCTTTACCATACGGAGGACGGTGGATTTACCGGTTCATACGGTGAAAAAGAGTTTGCAGACTGGGACGCGGCTGATAGCGCGTTTGACAGCTTTGTAGAAAGTGATGTCAACGCGCGTCGCGACGAGGCACTTGCGTTTATTGACAAATATGACGAGAGTGGAAAAGCCCGCGAGCTATTTGAGTCTGGTGCCTCAGGCGAGGATGTTCTTGCTGAGCTAGATAATAACTCTAAGTGGAAGAGTGCAAAGGACGACTATGACACGCGTAACTTTGTCGACCTTCCACAAAAGGCACAGAAGGACAAATGGGCTGCTTTTGGAAAAGGCCTAAAGTCAATTGAAGATGCCCCAGACAAGTTTGAGCCTGTTGAAAAGGTAGAGGTCAAGGCCGTTATTCCTGACGCCGAGCCTACTCCACAGGCGGTTCCAGTGTCTGCCCCGCAGGTTCCGCCTACTCCTGAGGCTGCCCCTGAGCCAGAGTGGGACGTACCTGATGGAGCGTTCAAGTTATTCAAGCCTGAAGAGTACGAGCCAGAGGGTCGTATTGACGAGGAATCACCTGACTTTACAGATGACCCTAAGGTACTTGCAAATAAGTTTGGAAAGAACGAGCTCATTAGCGCTCTTGCTGAGGCTGTCCGTGGCGAGAAGAACTACGATGACGCCGACATTGACGAGATGCTTGATGGTCTTGGCGAGCAGGGCAAGGCTGGTGCCAAGAAGAAGACTACCGCCAAGGCAAAACAGGGTACTGGTTTTGGCGGCCTTGAGTTTTCATTCGGTGAGGAGATGGTTCCCGCTGAGTCGTTGCACGGTGCGCTAAGGGAGCAAGGCGAAGACGCCGATATGATTCTTGCTGAGCTCTACGACATGGGCACTGGCGAGTCAAAGAACGTCGATATCCTCGACTCGGCACGTACGGGTGAAACTGTCGGTGAAGTTGAAGGTCCACAGATTGTTGACGACTTCGACGAGGATGATGAAATCTTTGACGAGGTTGAAGAAATTATTGCGCTAAACAAGTGGCTGGCAAAGCCAGAGATTGCGCAGTACGCAGCCGTGCAGCTGCAGGCCGCGGTGGACAATGGAGAGTCCAACCCAGAAATTGTCAAGATGGCTAGTCTAATAACCGCACTTGATACTGACGCAGATGTAGGCGCTCTGCTGGCTGTAAACATTGAAATGGCATTTAGTGATAACCCTGACGAACGTCAAGCCTTCCGTGGTCTATTTGGTGTTTTGCTTTCAACTGATGGAGGCTACACGAAAAAAGGCTGGCAAAGCATGCTGTCAAATGCTGTGGCTGACGCCTTGTTTGAGTATAACGGTAGTACACCTTCGCAGGGAGAGATTGATGACTTCTTTGCTGAGTTTGGTTACTACACGGACCTGCTAAACGGCAAGGAGCAAATCGCCACAGGCGAGGTTGATATCTTCAACAATGATACAACCGCCACTGCGATGTACAGACTTATCGCTGCGCTGACAAAGCCGAATGTCTCAAAGTTGTATCGAGGAATACAGCTTGACCCAGACTCAGAGGAGCTACAGGCTTATATCAACGAAGGTGGGTTTATCTCGATTGACCCAAGGTCATTCACAACTGATAAGACTACTGCTGGAAACTTCTCTGGTGTCTTCTCGAAGAACACTGACAAGGCCGCGGTAATCTTTACTATCCCCCAGGGTAAAGGTAACTCTGTTGATATTTCAAATATCTCCTTGTATGAGCTCGAGGCAGAGGCTCTCGGTTGGGGTAACTATAAGATTGTCTCCGTAAAGGAGGGTACAACTCCAGAAGGTAAAACGCGCTATAACGTCGAGCTTAGTAAGGTCAACGACCGTGATGCTGTTCTTGAGGGCTATAAGGACGACTACGCTCCGTTGTTACTAATCAATGAAGACGTTGACATGCCAGGAGAGTATTACCAGCTAAGCACAGACGCCTACACTCCTGGAAACATGGAAGGCATGCCAGACGAGTTTGATGACAGCCCTTTGTACATCGCAAGGATGTGGGAGATGGAAAGCCTCCTTGAGGTATTCCGTGGTGGTGTTGAAGATGGAAGCGGACTAGCTGTTCTAGAGTACCCAATTGAAGATGGATTTGACGCACAGATTTCCGTTGAGGCTATCCGTGACGCTCTACAGATACAAGGAATTGAAACCAACCAGGTTCTAAAGGACATCGCTGATGTTGAAGGAGAGCCAGAGACATCAGAGCCTATTGATGAGCCAGTACCTTCTATAATTGAAAGTAAATCAAGCGAAATTGCCATACAGGTCTCAGACATAAAAGACATCTCCGACTGGGAGAAAAAGACTGGCGCCCTAGGCTCTAACGAAGGTGGGTTCTACGAGGACCCAGACGGAAACAGGTACTACGTCAAAAAGGCAAAGTCGCAGGGGCACGCCGAGAATGAAGCTCTTGCGTCAGCTCTCTACCGCCTAGCCGGAATTGATGCGGCAGAAGTTTACATTGGAAAAGATGGCGGTGACTACTACACCTACTCACCTGACATCAAGAATTCCAAGCAGGACCTAAAGTCTCGCCTAAACGACCCAGAGTACCGTAAGAAGCTTCAAGAAGGCTTTGCCGTTGATGCATGGTTAGCCAACTGGGATGTCGGCGGTCTCGTCTATGACAACGTTATGACAGACGGCGAAGGAAAACCAGTTCGTGTTGACCCAGGTGGAGCGTTGTTGTTTAGAGCGCAAGGTGCGCCAAAGGGCAGCGCGTTTGGTGACGAGGTAAATGAGCTTGACACCTTTGTTGACCCAAGCATGAACGCGGTATCCGCTGATATCTTTGGTGATATGTCAGACGAGGACAAGAAGGCTTCCGCTGAGAGACTGCTGGATATCTCCCATGAGGATATCGACAAGATGGTTGACGCGACGTTTAGTAACACAGTTGTTGGCGATGACCTAAAGGCACTGCTAAAGGCGCGTCGTCAGTTTATTCTTGAGAAGTTTGGACTACAGGGCGAAAACACCGGAACAATCGCTGATAACACTAAGGTTGCAGATGAGGATGCTGACGAGATTGTAGTCGAAGAGACAGAGCCAATCGACCTTGAAACCCCTGAGGTAGAGTCTGATTCAGGTAACCCATACAAGACTGGCAGCGGAACGCCCATCACTATTGGCATGCAGGTCGTGCATAGTAAGACTAAAGAAGTTGGCACGGTTATCAAGTATGACAAGGGTAACCCGAACTACGTGTTTGTTCAGGTTGGTAATGAGAAGCCCAAGAACAAGTCGACTAAGCAGCTTGAAGAGTTCACTGGCGGCGAAACACTAGTCCCAGAGAACGCCCCCGAGAGCCCGATACCCGTGATTGAGCCAGAACCTATCGTGGAAAATGCGCCTGATGCGGAACCTAGCCCTGACAAGCCCGAGCCTGGTTCATCTGGCAATGTCATTGACATTGATGTTGATGGCGACGTTCGTGCCCAGGTTGAGGCTGCAGTGGACAAGGGCGACAAGATTCGCTTCTTCTATAAGGGAAAACTTCGTGAGGTGATTCCACAAAGCGTATGGGATAACCCAAAGAACGGCAACATCAACATGTATGGTGAGGACCTTGGCGATGGCCAGAAGAAAAACTTTACCATAGCAAACTTTGAAAAACTTCCAGAAGAGCAAGCCCCTGAGCCAGAGTCAGCAGTCCCAGAGGTAGACATCAATGGCCCTATGACAGATGAGACACGCAACAAGATTATTGAGTTGCTAGACAAAAAAGACATATCAAGCGGCGTGGAGGTATTCGTCAACGCGGTGTCCAACCCATATACCACAGAGGGCGAGGGGCTTGAGGTTATAAAGAACATGACAAGTCTCTCCGATGTAGACAGCAATGGTCTCATGACAAGTGAGGAATACAAGAAGCTTGACGCAGAGTACAAGAAAAAGGACTGGAGCGATAACTCAGGTCTTCAAGCTCTCATTATGAAAAATCTGTATAAGACTGGGTCTAGTAAGCAGGATGCTCAAGAAATCGAGTCGCAGCTTGCAGAGGTTCCAAATAAGGAAAGAGCAACAGCGCTTGATGACGAAGATACTCCATCACCGGAGCCAGAAGACAGCAACGCGACTGTAGCTGAGAACCTTAGCACGAACCTTATCTACTCCGGAGTAGAGATTACTGACAAAAAGGGTAAGACTGGAACTGTCAAGAAGGTAAACAAGGATAACTACGCGTTCGTTGAGTTTGAAGATGGAAGTACCGGTTGGCGCTCAGTCGCGACGCTTAGCACAACCGGTAATGTAAAGCCGGGCTCCGTTCCACCTCCACCAGGCGCAACAAGCTCGGTGAGCACGCCTAAACCTAAGGCTGGAAAAGTTACTCCTGCAGGAACTCAGGTTGTTGTTGTTGAAAACCCTGACAGCTGGGAGACATCAAACTTTACTGATGTTCCTTCCTTGGTAGACGCAATTGGGCAGGTCAAGCAAGAGAGCGCGACTGGAAGGAACACCGCGGCTATGCGTGGAAGCTCAGCAGCGATAGACTCTGACTCTATCGAGGACCTTGACGTTCGTGTCATGCGTGTTCGTAACGCGCAGGGCGAGGATGGTCTACGGTTCAAGTTCAAACTAACCGCGTGGGCTGGTAACGCAAAGGCAAAATCTCTTCTTGCACTTGACAAGACACAGGCTAATGCGTTAGGAATCACTAGAACTTCTTCAATGGTAGTTGAGCGTATCAACGTTGGACCAGACGGAATTGGCCAGATATCCATGACCGAGACGTCCTACCAGGCAAGTGGCGGATACAGCTGGAAAATTACCACAGAAGATGGAATTGTAATCAACTTCAATCGCGGTAACAGAACGGGTGGAAGTGGCGTTCCAAAGGGAGAAGGTGGACAGGCATTCCACAACACTGTGGAGATTCAAGCTCCTGCCGATGCAACACCGGAACAGATTCAGAAAGCATTAGAGCAGGCGGGAGTTGCCGATACACGACCTGCGACAACGCGTGACGCGCGAATACTCATAGAGAATCGTCTAATGAGCGTCTTTGACTCTAAGACAGATGCCACAAAGAATCCTTCTGGTGAAGAGCGCGCACAAAGTCTACAGCGCATTCAAGATAAGTATGGAATAACACCCGATGACGTTGTTATTTCCACTGGAGCATCAGGGCGAATTGAAACTAAGCTTTCACCAGAGGGCGCACAGAAAATTGTAAATGCCACTGGAAACCCTGAAGCGATACAACATAACTTGAGTGTTCCTTATCTTGGAGGACAAGGCGTTACCACTGAGGATTGGATAGCCAATCTTTTAGCTAATCCACAAGGAGGATTGCTCTCCACCACAACGCGTTGGACAGAAGGAATTGGAACGTCTGGCATGTCTAGTCATACTGACGTCGCAACAGGCGGTGCTGATTACGTCTTTACTAAGCCTGTAAAAAATGCAAGCGCCAAGGAATTTGGAACTGGTGGTTATATGTTCTACTTCAACCCAGAGAAAATGTACCAGCGCCTTGACTTCTACGCAAATTACTCAGACTCTTATGGAGCTCGTAAACTCGACCAAGATATTATCAAGGCCGCGCAGACCGGAGCATATGAGCTTATGTTCAAGCACCGCGTGTCATTTGACGACCTTGATGTGTTTATAGTTCCAAGTCAGGCAGAACGCACTATAATTATTCAAAAGCTGCGCCAGATGGGCATAACTGAGATTGGTGGTCGTCCGCTCGAGGCTGCTATCTCTGCAGGCACCAGCAAAGACCTTCCCGTACCAACTGCATAGGAGAGTAGACGCATGGACAGAAAACTAAGAATGCGCCCAAAGGAACAGTGGGCAAAGGACGGATATGTATTTGCCCCTGCCGTCTTGCAGTCACAAGGTTCCGAGGGTGATTACTACTACCCTACCTATTATGTGGGTGTAGAAGACGTCGATGGTAAACCACATGCGGCTATTGGGAGTGTAAACGGGACACGGTACTACCCAATAGAAAGTGCAGAAGAACTAAAGATTAGCCCTACTGGAGAAGACATAACGTTCTCGAGTTACGGTAAGATTTACACAGTACGAGCTTTCCAGGATTCTGACGGCTCCTGGGCATCACGCCTGGGCGCTGAGGTCCCGGCTACTTCACTTGAGGAGCGATACATGGCAGAGATTCAGTCGGCGTTTTCCCCTAATGCCCCAGCTGACGATGAGAACCTGTATGCAGCCGTTGATGAGAATGATAATGAGGTGCGCTATCTTGTGTACTCCGCTGACTCAGGTATCTACATCAGGTCGAACAACGCTTGGTTCAAGCTGCCAAAAAACAACGAGGCACTTGACGACTTAGTTGTTTTTGAAGTAGACCCTAAGTTTATAAAGATTTATGACATGGCAGAGGGAAACAACGAACAGCTGCTATCAGACGACGTTGAAAAATACGAGGTTGATTTTAGAGCAGGCGCCGATGAGGACAGTGATGAGCCAGAAGAGAAGACCGCTGAGGCTTCTGTATTTTTTGCTGTAGAAGACGAGTATAGTGGAGAATGCCCACCTGCAACTAAGGATATTGAACTAAATCTAACCAATCGACAGAACGCCATTGACAACGTCGGTTACGGTCCGCTAAACCCAGCAGAGCCTAATGATATATTTTGGCAAGATAAAGCCGAGCGCTGGAAGACAACCGTAAGAGAAGCTAAGTCTGCAGTCTGCGGTAACTGCGTCTTCTTTGTTCGCACAAGTAAGATGCTTGACTGTATTGAAGAGGGAATCGGACTAGGTAATCAAGAGGCAGAAGGCTCAATCGAAGCTGGAGAACTTGGATACTGCAACTCCCTCGACTTCAAGTGCGCCTCTGAGAGAACATGTAACGCGTGGGCAGCTGGCGGGCCAATTGTAGACGACGCAAACGGGGAGGCAAAATAGTGACAAAGGCTATCGCTGCTAAAGATTCTTTAGTTATTTTTCATAATGGGAACAACGGTGTTGTTATTGACACGGACTTCAACATTATCGTTGAGACAGGCGACGCTCACGCGCTTATGGCCTCAGGGCAGTGGGATAGCCCCGACAAAAGCTATCCGCAAGGAATTGTTGACCTAGCTGAGGGTGCGCTAACGACTCTTGATGTAAATGTAATCACGGCGTCTGCTCGTATGTACACGATACCTAAGGGTGTCCAAAACGAAGCTAAAAAAGCTCTTGCATGGCGCAAGGAGTATAAGCGTGGCGGAACGCCTGTTGGAATGAATACGGCACGGACACTTTCTAAAGGTGGACAGGTCGGCCTCGAGAAGATTCGTCATATCGCGAAGTACTTCCCGCGTCATGAGATTGATAAAAAGGCTAAAGGGTATGAGCTAGGTGAGGACAACTTCCCTTCACGTGGACGCATTGCCTGGGCTCTTTGGGGTGGAGATTCTGCATGGCGCTGGGCACAAGGAATAGTTGACCGCGAGAACAAGAAGGCTGTAACCGCTGATGGCTACGCAACCCCTGCGTACAACAGTGAGTATGAAAACTATGAGACCACCTCGGGATATATGGGTGAGGTTAGCGCGTTCAAGGAAGCGCACGAGCTTGACGAACATGTGGGTCCTGAGTTTCTTTGCCGCGTTAGACTTGACGGTTCTGGCATTGACCGGCTCTACAAAATTGACCTTGATGGAATGGTCTACGTTTGGGACGATTCCTCCTGGGGCACCATGGGCAATGTCAACTCAGACGTGTACGCCTACGACAAGGAACTTGACGAGGTGTATGACGAGGTTCAAAAAGACCACGTAATTATTGATGCCGACTCAGCGATTATCATCTCTGCACGCATGCAGCAGCAGCCTTTCCAAAAGGTCTCCATTGCGGATATCGATTCCTTTGAGGCAGAGATGGTTGCTAACGCGGCTGGTGAGATTGACTGGACAGTTATAGATTATGCGATTACAGCCGCGGGCGAGGAGCCTCTAGATGACGGCTACAGCCCAGAGGAGCGTTCGGAAAATGCGACACGACAGGTTCGTGATTCCAATGGACGTTTTGCCGCTCAAGGTTCTCGTGTAGTTGTTGGTGGTGACCCTAACCAGGTTGGAGCTATTTCACGTATAAACCCTGACGACCAAAGCGTTGATGTAAAGTTAGATAGTGGTTCAACAGTCAATGTTCCAGCTAACTCTACTCAAACGGTTCAAAGCTACATAAACACATACGCCGGTGACATTGAGGATGTGCGTGCGCTTGATGTCTCTGGAATTCTTGGTGAACCTCGTACTCCAATTGACAGACCTAACGCACAGATTCCAGGCACTTTACCAGCTTTGACAGCCAAGGACCTGCAGTCTGTGTTGTACGACTGGCCTGCATGGGTAAAGTCTCAAAGGGACGACTTCAAGGCAGCTCCTGAATCGACTCCTGTAGAGGTCGGGAAGATGCCAGACGAGCGTCCGATGTCTGACGATGCAAGAACGCCTCTTGATAGAGCTGCAGACCCGAAGCTTGGACAATACGGTGACTGGTTGACAAAGACAACCGGGCAGGACATAACTGTAGACGCATATGACCACCCGATGCTCAAGGACTGGCTAGGTGCAAAGCGGCGTAAGAACGGTAGAACTACTACACCTAATAGTCTCTGGTATCAGCCAGTAACAGCAGCCGCTGGTGAAGACACCATTGAAGAGATAACTCCGGAAAACTCAGATGTGCAGCCATTGTTTACCGCACTTGTTTCTCCAGATGACCCTCGTGCGGTTCTAGACCTAATCGCAATTGTTCCAGCAGGACCTAAATCTAACCTTCCTAGTGCATGGAAGAGAAAAGATAAGAAGTGGATTCGTGACGAGGGCATCATTGGTGACCTCAATTCCGCGACTCCTCCACCTGTTGTTCCACTTGACTCTGAAACACTGACAAGTGTTCTTGCACAGATTGACGGTGAGGAGGCAGTAACTGCGTCTGCTGTCTTGCCTCTTGACTTTATGCTAATGGTTCTGTGGGGTCCTCGTGAGGACATCATGGCCCAGAACTACGAAGAGTTTATGGACGACACCCAGGGAGAAGATGATGAAGCTTTTGGTGATGGACTTGGTGGCATCTTTGCGGTAAGAGCAGCTGGTGGGCTTGACCGCAACCGAGGCGGGGCAGAGAAGCTTCGCCGTTACTGGTTGTATGGAAAGGGTGCCGCAAAGATTCGTTGGAACACCGGAGGTGACTGGACTCGCTGCGTTCGGTATCTATCAAAGTATATGGGACCTCGTGCCAAGGGCTACTGCTCATTGCGCCACAAGGAAGCAACAGGACTATGGACTGGTGACAAGCTTCACCGCCAGCTCTATGGCAGAAAAGGAGGAGGTAAGAACTTGTTTAGTAACGACGTTATTGCAAGTACCGAGCAGGTTGTTGACAAGGCAGTGCTAAACGCAAGAATGCGTGATGCTAAGGCGCGCGTGTTGACTGCAGGAGGACTCGGCGAGGCGTCTTACTCGGGCGCAAAGTTCTATATCCCTCTTGTTATTCCTGAGCAGCTAGAGTCAGGTGATGGTCGCAAGTTTGAAAAAGATGCGATTGAAATGCGTGAACTTCCATTGCCATTGCTTTGGCAGATAAAAACAGCTGACGGACACATGGGTTCAGTTGTTGTTGGTCGTATCGACCGCATGGAGCGCACAGAGAAGGGTATTGGAAATGCCTATGGCGTTTTTGACACGGGAGAGTTTGGCCAGGAGGCTGAACGTCTAGTTCGTGAAGGTTTTATCCGTGGTGTTTCAGCCGACATGGATAAGTTCGAAGCTCAGGAGGTAACTGATGAGTTCGAGAATGAAGACGGTGAAAAGGTTGAAAAGCAGAAGCTAAACATAACACAGGCAAGAGTGATGGCCGTTACCATAGTTCCTAAGCCTGCGTTCCAAGAATGCGAAATCCTTATCATCGATGAGGAAGAGAAACAGGAGGAAAACATGATTTCTGACGGAGTCTATGTGGAAGATATGGACCCGACCGAGGCAGCGGCTATCGTCGCGTCAGGCATGGTTGCCGCGGCAATCCCCGTTATTCCACCTAAGAATTGGTTTCAAGATCCAAAACTAGATAAGGCAACCCCGTTGACAGTTGATGACGAGGGCCGAGTTTATGGGCATATTGCCGCATGGCATGTTGACCACATTGGAATGTCGTTTGGCACTAGGCCACCGCGTTCTAGAAGCAAGTACGCATACTTCCACACCGGAGTAGTTCGCACAGACGTGGGTGACGACATGCCGGTTGGTCAGTTGACTTTAGCGGGCGGACATGCCTCGCTTGAGGCTAGCGCGGTAGACGCCGCACGTCACTATGACGATACAGCCTCAGCGATTGCAGATGTCCATGCTGGTGAAGATGCTTATGGCATCTGGGTTGCGGGCGCTCTTCGCCCTGGCACCACACCAGAGCAGGTGCGCGCACTTCGCGCCTCTGCCCCTTCCGGCGACTGGCGTCCTGTAAAGGGAAGCTTGGAGCTGGTCGCGGTTTGCCAGGTGAATGTGCCTGGGTTCCCGATTGCTCGAGCGCGCGTTGCGTCAGGCCAAGTCATGGCACTTGTCGCGGCTGGCGCAAACACACTTGCGCGCATGAAGAGTGACCCTGTGGCAGAACTAGCGTCTCGTATTGAAAAACTGGAGCAGTTAGAGAAAATGGAACTTTCTGCTAAAATAGCAGACGTTTCGTCCCGATTTGATGAGGTGCGCGCACAACGACGCACAGAGCTCGCTTCAAAGGCGGAGGAACTTGCTGACAAGATGTTTGCTGACTACGACTACGATGATGGCTTTGGCTACATTCCACGTCGAACTCGTAAAAAGCTTGCTCAGGAGGGTAAGGCGCTTCCAGATGGTTCGTTCCCAATTACCAACCTTGATTCTCTAAAGGACTCAATCTCTGCCTACGGGCGCGGTAAGAAGAGCAAGAGAGCGGCTATCCGTCGTCACATTATGAAGAGAGCACGCCAGTTGCGAAGACCTGACCTTATCCCAGATAAGTGGAAGAGCATGGCCTCAGACGAGCTGTCTATGCAGCTTGATGAACTGCGTGACCGTATTGGCGGTGTTACAGCATCGGTTACAGATGAGGCAGTCATTGAGACTGATGCCTCTACTGAGCTTGCTGGAACTGAAGAAGCAGCTAAAGAAGGCCTTATCCCTACGGATGAGTCATCAAAAAAAGCACTCGCGGCTGAGACAAAGGATACCGGAGCAAAATACATCTCCGGTAAGACTCAGCCGCGTGATACTAAAGGTAAGTTTCGCACGGTACTAGCACGTATCAAGCAGAACGCTGGTGACAGCGGGCTTCAGAACGTGATAGACAAGATTGTTGAAACTGAGAATCTTGATGATGCTGGTAACTATATCGAGGCTGCACGTTCAGCCACGGACCTTATTGGCATTATCGACCGTATCGACACCGGTGCCCTAAACCCTAGGGCCTTGGAGAATGTGCGGATGTCAGCGAGGGAGCTTGGCGAGACCATTGCCAATCTTCCGTTACCCTTCGGAATTGACTTCGAAAAGGTGCGCTTCAGTGACTTGCCCCCTGCCCTACGCGACCTTGTCGATGACATGATTGTGCGGGTTGAAGACAAGATTGGGAAGGAAGATGCCGACGTTGCGACTGAGAATCTTCGTTCCTACATGGTTGGAGGTGACATGTTCAACCAAAGCCAAATAAGCTCTGAATTGAGTAAGTTACTCCGGTTACTAACCTAAATACTAATGTATTATTCAATCTAGGTGGAGTGCCTCTACGCTTCTGTGCGTGACGAGTCCCTCGGCCTTGGACTGACATCAACTAGATGAACGGGTTTACCCGTTTGTCGTGGACTGCCCCGGAGGAGGGACAGTGGACCAAATCAAAGAAATGCTGGACACACTGACCGAACTCAGTGACGAACAAGTCACCGAGCTTCAAACAGCTATTGTCGGCGAATTTGAAACGGTCGAGAAGGAAGATCCTACTCCACAGACAGTTGACGCCATGACATCTCTTGCTGACATGCTTGACACCGTGCGCGGTGAGGTCAAGCGTCGTGAGGCTGCAGCTGAAGAGCTGACAGCACGCGCCGCCGAAGCCGCAACGCGCGTAAAGGGTCAGGACGATGACAACGAAGATGAAATGGCTGACGGCCCTATGGCTGATGGCGAGTCTGACTCTGATGACGACAAGGACAAGGACGAAAGTCCTATGCCTTCCGTTGAGGACGAGGAAATGCCGAAGAAGCCTATGGCTGAAGCATCAACTGCACAGGAAGAAGGTTCTGAATTGTCGACCGCGACAGAGAACACAGAGGCTGTTGTTGAGACAGAGGTTGCCGCTGAGGCAGCCGTTGTTGAGACAGAGCCCGCAACCGAAGCAACAATCGAAGCCGCACCTGCCACTGAGGCAGCTGTAGAAGAGGTTGTCGTTACGGATACCGTAACTGAGACAGAGGTTGCCGCTGAGGCAGCTGTCGAGGAGACAACAGCAGACGTTATCGTCGAGGATGCAGCTGAAGCAGGCGCAACCTACAAAACCGATGATAAAGAAGATATGAAAGATGCCGAAGAGGCAGAAGCTGACGAGGAAGCCGATAAGGCAGACACCGAAGCATCAATTCAAGAAACCCCAGATGCTCTCACAGAGCAGAAAGAGCAGGAGGCACCAGTGACCGCCGCCGTATCAGAAGAGGCTTTCGAAGCCCCAGCTGACCGCCGCCCAGCAGCTCGGACATCAGTAGCTCCCGTGGCAATCACGGCAGGCGCTGACATCCCAGGCTACACTGCAGGCAGCACAGTAGAAACAATGTCCGAAGTCGCATCGCTTATGGCTAAGCGACTTCACGGACTTCGCCGTGTAAACGGCGGTGACGGAGAGCAGCACATCGTTGCATCTGTCACAACCGAATACCCAGAGGCACGCACCCTTACACAGGATGCAGAATCCAACTGGGCAAAGGTAAGCGCAGTAACTTCCCCCGAGGCACTTGTTGCTTCTGGTGGACACGTTGCTCCGTTTGAGACCAAGTACGACATCTTTGGTCTCGGCACCACAAACCGCCCTGTTCGCGACTCACTTGCTCGCTTCCAGGCTGACCGTGGTGGTATCCGCTTCGTTACCCCGCCAATCCTTTCTGCATACGGTGACTCCGTAGGCGTTTGGACTGCAGCTAACGATGCCGCAGAAACACCAAGCCCGTCTGCCAAGACAAGCCTTACAGTTACCGCTGCCGCTGAGAACTCAGTTGCAACAGACGCTGTTACGCTTCAGATGCAGTTTGGTAACCTCGCAACTCGTGCGTACCCTGAATTGATTGCTCGTCACAACGAGCTTGGTCTGATTCAGCACTCACGTGAAGCAGAGCAGTACCTGCTCGGCAAGATTGCATCTGCATCGACAGCCGTGACCAGCACAAGCCTTATCGGCTTTGGTCGCGACTTCCTCGTGCAGATGGGTCGCGCCTCTGCTGCGTACCGCAGCCGTCACCGCATGGAAGCAGATGCGCCTTTGCGTGCAATCGTTCCTGGCTGGGTCAAGGATGCAATGGCTGCTGACCTCACCCTGGCAATGCCTGGTGACAGCACCCTCAACGCTGGTTCCGAGATTGACGGATATGTTGCCTCGCGTAACATCAACCTGACTGTATCTCTTGACCAGAACGTCTATGGTAGCCAGGGCGTTGCCGCGCTCCTGGAGTTCCCTGACTCCTTCACATGGTACCTTTTCGCTGAGGGCAGCTTCCTGTTCCTCGACGGCGGTACTCTGGACCTTGGAATCATTCGGGACAGCACACTCACTGGTACCAACGACTACAAGATGTTCGTTGAGACCTTCGAGGGAATCGCATTTGTTGGTGTCGAGGCACTTGCAGTCACATCGACCATCTCGGTCAATGGTGTTGCTGCTGCTCTTCGTGACACAACAGGTGGCGCAACCGCTGCGGCTATCGAGCTCTAAGCCGATAACCACACATAAGTAATCGCACTAAGCGACGCTAAAGAGATTAGGAGAAAGCAGCAATGGTATTCCGAGGAATCTATCCAGCCCCACAGCTGGTGCAGTCTCCAGTAGGTCTCTTTAGCGTCGCTAGTGTGATGACACACACTACGCGCAACTACGATGAGCGTTGGGTGCGTGGTTTTGCCTATGAGTACGACTCATTCGCAAGAATTAGACTTCTAACAACTGATGATGACACAGTTACTGGCGGAGAACTTTCCAATCCAGTAAACAATGCGGCTAATAACTTCAGGGATTACTACCCGTTCTTCATTGAAGTTGAAGACGCGCGTTCTATGCTTGGTCTTCCAGGCGAGGACCGTCTGGCAATCATTCTAAAGCAGCTTGAGGCAGCCACACAAAAGGCCGTTGAAGCAGAACTTTGGGACGGATTCGCTACAAAGGGTGCAGATAATGCGAACAACTATTTGTCTCGCGCGGCATCTGTCACAGAGGTATCAAATGGCGTGCACAACGCTTCTGAAGCCTTATATCTTCTTGAAGGAGCAATTGCTAGCTCTCCAACTGGAGCTAACGGCGTTATTCACATGACGCGCGATATTGCATCCCTTCTCGGTTCCCGCCTCGTGTACCTAAAGGACGACAATGGCATCACGCGTGTAATGACACGTATTGGTACTCCTGTCGTTGTTGGTTCCGGGTATTCGGGGAATGGACCTGTTGGAGATGCCGCAGCCGCGGCTTCTTTGACAAATAAATGGATGTATGCAACTGGTCCAGTTGACGTCCACCTTGGTAAGTCAGAGGTCGTGAACGACAGTCTGGCCCAAGGAGCAAATGTTAGTATAAACGATATGTTGCTAAAGGCAGTTCGCCCCGCAGCTGTGTACTTTGACCCATCCGTACACTACTGCGCCCAGGTGACACTACCTTCGGTAGCATAACCAAGAAACCATAAGGAGAAAGCTGAATGGCTACTCAAGATTACGCTGCAAGCATCCAAGGCGTTTCGATTCGAGTTACTCGCCTCGATGCCGCTGGAAATCTTCTGGATGGACCCGGTGATAGCTATACCACGTCAGCTTTCATCCGTGTTTCCTTCACACCAGAATATGAGGAAGGTGACGAGATTACAGAGAAGGCTGCCGATGGCACCGTCTGTGTCGTTTACCAGTCACCTGATACACTGAAAAGAATCACAATGGAGCTCGCAATTTGTGAGCCCGACCCTGAACTAACACAGCTACTTTCAGGTGGTCTCTTGCTTCGCAAGAACCAAGGAACGTATGCGTCACCCGACCGTAAATCGGTCGGTTGGTCCGCACCTGCTGTTGGTGATGACCCAGCCGGTAACGGTGTTGCCATTGAGACATGGTCGTTCGCTATCAAGGACGGCAAGAAATCCGCAACAATGCCTTACTTCCACTGGATTTTCCCCTACGTGAAACTGCGTCAGTCTGGCGACCGTGTAATCGAGAATGGACTTCTCGCTAACACATTTGAAGGTTACGGACTTGGTAACACATTGTTTGGTTCTGGACAGGATGAGCGTTGGGAATTCCCAATCGCCACAGAGCGTCCTTACTCATACGCTCGTGCTACATGGGCACCTACTGGTCGTAACGGCTTCTACCGCTGGCATGGCGACCTGAACGCGTCCATCAACAACAAGGCTCTTGCAAGTAACGTGGCAACATTGACCACTGGTGCTGCACACGGCTTTGAGGTTGGTGACACGGTGGTTGTTGGTGGTGTTGACGCAACATTCAATGGCACACACACAATTACCGCAGTACCCGGTACCACAAGCTTCCGCGTGGCGATTACAGGCGCCGACGTTCCGTCGGGCGCAGTATCGCCAGCAGGTACCGCGCTGGTCGAGGCAAATAGCCGTCAGGTTCTAGACTTCGGGTCTGAAGGTTCAACTTCCGAGTACAACGTACCTGGTAACGATAACTACAACGCAGACGAGGCGATTGACTTCATAATTGCTTCAACCGAGGACCCAACCTCCTAATAACGTGTAGCGGGCGGCGTGCCGATGTGTAAGAGATATCTACACTAGGTACGTCGCCTGTTTCAATAACGAAGGATAGGACGAATGAGTAACCTTTGGGTTTCACCAGAAGAACTTGGTGCATACGCTAATTCAGAGTTTGCGTATGAGGCAGCCAAGTCGGCATCTGGCATTCTGTGGTCCTTATCCGGTCGTAAGTACTCAGGCGTCACAACAGTAACCGAACGTTACGTATGCGCAATGCGCTCTTACACCTTAGGTGCGTCCTCGCGTACCCACAACGCCGTTCTTCTAGACGGCAATGTTTATAACATCCCCGGGAATGAGTTCGATGACTTTGCTGAACTTGTCTCTGACGGTCTGTCCCCAGAATCACGTATTCGTTTACGTGGACGGCCTATCTCTAAGATTCATGCGATTAGAACACGCAATGGCACTATTGTTCCACCTGACCAGTACTACCTTGTTGACCATTCAACAATCCAGGCGCGCGCTGGCGTGCCGTGGACGCCGTGTAATACTGAGATTACCTATTCATATGGTACCTACCCTCCAACTTTAGGTAAGATGGCCGCAAGAACGTTGGCAATTGAACTAGCCAAGTTGTGGGCAGGCGATGACACATGTGCGCTACCAGAACGTGTTACATCTATTTCACGTCAGGGCGTTACGTACACCGTTCTAGACAATCAGGACTTTATAGATGACCTCAAGACAGGCGTCTATGCAGTTGACCTCTTTCTAAAATCAAGTAACCCTGACCGCGCTCGAGCGAAGGCTCGTGTCTTTAGTCCTGATACTCCACGTGCTCGTCGTTCTACGCCTAAGACCTTTGAACTTGGAACTAGCAACTTAGACATTACAGTTTACGGTGAAAGCGGCGGAACAATCACCGTTCCTACAGCATACATCAACGCAGAGTTCCTAGTTGACGATGGCAACTGGGTCCCTAACGTAATTATCCGCAGCTATGCTGGCGGAAAGTCGCTAGAGCTTGACCAGGGTGCAGTGAGCATTGATGAACAGGCTGATGACGTAACAATAAACGTCACCTACACCGATGCACTAGCTATATTAGGAATGGTTGACCCAGGAACATGGGACCTATACGCCTCACGGCCTAGCGTCGCTACTCCGGGGGAAACCGAGACAGTTTACATTGGGTCTGGAAACCTCCAGGTATCAATGGCAAGGTCTAGCATCAATGGATTTACCATTGGCGCTAGTTGAGTACTGTAACTACTAACAAGGAGAATAAAGATGGCTGACATCATGACCAACTTTACCGCGGCTGACATGCTCGGTTCAAAGGCGTCAAAAGCTAATAAGGCTAGTAACATCACAAAGGCTGCGCCAAATAAAGCTAAGCCTGCACCAAAACCAGTCGAGGTTGTAGAAGAGGTCGTTGAGACCACTCTAGAAACCCCTGAGACGGCCTCTGAGACCGTTTTAGACGCACCTGCGGCTGAAACCTCAGGCGACGCAGAATAGCTGGTATAAATCGTGGCAATCGTTGATATCTCAGGTGTATCAAGCGAGGCTCTCAACCTAAAAACTCTCATGGACGGCGTCCTTGAAAGAGCCGAGAGCACGTTTGTGTCATACAACGTACCACTTCCTGAACGTCGCTATTGGACGCTAGGCCAACCAGTCATTGACTGTGAGCAGCTGGTAGTTTCCTTTATCCAGATGTATCTAGGAACGCCTGGCGATGAGGCAAGCACACCGCAAAGATGCCACCAACCTCGTACCGCTGTTGTCTCTATATCATTAGCAAGAGAGATACCCACGTCTGGGCAAAACGGACGACCACCATCAGGGCAAACTATCGAGGAGGCTTCCTACATCTCGGCTGTTGACAGCTGGGTGCTTATGGAGTCGGTAAACTTGTTTGACCAATGGGACGAGACAGGTTATGGCATGGGTGTAATCGCGACCGTGGAATCAAGTACCGCGGCAGGCGGTTTTGAGGTTGTAACAATGCAGCTGTCATTGGTGGTTCCGTAACATGCCTCTTGAACTGAATAAAAAAGCACTAGATTTTTTAGTAAACAATCCAAGAGGTCCAGTAGGTATTTACCTTTACCGTAAGGGACTAAAGATAAAGGCCCTGGCGCGTCGTCAGGTCGGTGTGGACACTGGCTCATTGAAGTCATCTATCCACGTCCGTCGTGGAAGAACTGGTATTGGACAGTACGTTGAGATTGGCTCAAATAAGAACCACGCGTATCTGCACCATGAGGGCACAAAGCCACATGTGATTCTGCCTAACACTGCAAAGCAACTTAGATTTGTTGCAAGTGGACGGATGGTCTACACAAGAAAGGTTTTGCACCCTGGAACTAAGGCTAATCGCTACCTAAGCGACCAGCTTTACGTAATAAGATAAACAGGAGACCAACCGGTCTCAATGACACATGAAATAAGAAAAAGAGAAGAAAGAAGGATAAGACAAAATGGCACGTTTCAAAGACTTTGGAGCAGGCGTTGTTGGCGAGGCAGTAGAACCTCTCTCGTTCAAACTGCACGGTGACGAGTTCAAGTGTGTTGACCAGATTCAGGGCAAGGTCTTGTTAGACCTCGTATCTGAGTCTAACAACTCAGATGACCCAGCCGCTGCAGCACGAATCATCAATGTGTTCTTTAGCACGGTGTTGCAGACTGACGAGTACACGAGATTCAATGAGCTACTTGAGAGCAAGGACAGGATTGTCTCCGTTGAAACACTTGGAGAAATCACGGCCTGGCTCGTTGAGGAGTATACAAGCCGCCCTACGGAGGGGCCAGAAGTCTCCTAGAGTGGGGGATTGACCTCTGGCCATATATAAACGGAAGAGCACTAGTGAATGGACTACGACTTGTGAGCATGAACGCATCAGACATGCTTGACGTCCTTCATTACTTCTTCGAGGACGACCTAAACTTTAGCACTGCTGAACAAGCTGAAGCTAGGGAGTCAACGCGACTATCTATATATCGAGAATTGTACAACAAAGAGTACAAGTACGCGAGTCCTAAGGTAAGAACACCTAAGGAATTTGACCCGGAGGATTACGACATTCCCGAGGCCGAAAAGATTCGTCCGTTTGACCCGAAGAACTCCACGGGACAGGTAAAGCCATATGTGCCGCCTACCCGTCTAGACGTAAACGCAGCCAAACCATTTGGTAGCGCATTAGATGCACCATTTCAATAAGTAACATTGTAGAAAACGAGTATTAGGAAGGAGGTGAGAACATGGCAGTAGTCGGTAGTGCAACAGTTATAGTACGTGCTATTGGAAAAGGCGTAAGCAAGGACATCGGTAAGATGTTCAAAGGAATTGACAAGTTAGGCTCCTCGGCAGGCGCACGTTCTGGCGCAAGCTTCAAGCAAGCATTTGCTAAAGTAGGTCGTCTGGACTGGGGCAAGATTTTCAATGACGCTAAGCAGGCTCGCGAAAGATTCCAAACACTTATTAGAACTGGTAACACGCTAGGCGCTGTCGTCGTAGGACTAATCGGTGGTATTGGTGCTTTAGCAGGAGGTCTTGTCGCTCTTGGTGGAGCTTTACTTTCAGCTACACCAGCTGCAATTGCGCTATTAGGTGGACTAACCGCAATCGGTTTTGCGGCCATAGCAGCTAAGATTGCGCTTGGCGGCATTGGCGCAGCAGTTGGCAAACTTCTAAAACAGCAGCAAAAAGCTGGTGGCGGAACTGACGACACCGCGGCTAAGCGAAGAATTGAAGATGCACGACGTGCATTAGCTCTTGTTATTGAGCGCAATAAGGAATCTCTTGTTGATGCTAATAACAATATTGAAGACTCAGCTAAATCGCTTACAGACGCTCAGATAGACCTGAACAAGGCTCTTGAAGAAGGTAATGAACAGCTGCAGCAGCTTGGTTTTGAAGCAGAAGATGCTGCCATCGCTGAGCAGAAGGCCGCGGTCGAGCTCGAAAGAGCACGCGAAACTCTTCTCCGTGTTCAAGACCTTCCTCCTAACTCTCGTGCTCGCCGTGAGGCAGAACTTGCTTTTGCTGAGGCGGACCTCAACCTGCGTAAGGCAAAGGACCGTAACTCTGACCTTGCAAAAGAGCAAGAACGTCTTGCAGAGACCGGGGTTGAGGGTCTTGACTCAGTTATTGCAGCCCGTGAGACAGCTGCGCAGGCTGAGGAGCGTCTACAGGAAGCCAGAGATTCTCGTAGCAAGCAAGAACGTGATAACGCGCGCGCACAGGCTGACGCTGAACGAAATCTTGCCCGCGCACAGGAAGATGCCGCAAAGGCGGGTGGCGGCGGAGCTGACGACCCTCTTGCTGGTCTAACAAAGTCACAAAAAGAATTCGCGTTGTTTCTTGCAAGTCTTGCGCCACAGTTGCGCGAGCTCAAGGAAGCCATCGCCGCGGCGTTCTTACCACTTCTTACAGTTGCGATTCAAAATCTTGTTACTAAAGGCTATGCCACAATTGAGACAGGCCTTATTGGAATTGGAACAGCACTAGGCAACGCGTCAATCTCAGTCTCTGAGGCAATTACAGACGCGGAAAATCTGTCGGACCTGGCAATTATCTTTGAAACGTCTGCATTTGTTATTGAAGGTCTAGGCAGAACTCTTGGAAACATCTGGGGAATCTTTACGTCTCTTCTTGTCGGTGCTGATGGTATTACTCGAGGCTTCATTACGTTCTTAGAGGAAAAGACCGGAGTCTTTGAAGAGTTCCTTGACACCAAGCAGGCATCTGGTGAGCTGCAAACTTTCTTTGATAGAGCTGGTGTTATAGCAGCACAAATTGGTGCAATTATTGGTAACACCTTTGGCGGTATTGTCGGTATTGTTGAGGCAAATACCGGTGAAGGTAGCGGCGGCCAGCTACTGCTCGACTACCTTGAGCGTATTACCGAGAACTTTGAAAAGTTTGCAGGTAGTCCTGAAGCTCGGCAGTTCTTCTCTGACGTAGCGGCCAACGCAATTATTATTCTTGACGCTGTTGGTATATGGGTTGGAGAGATTCTAAAGCTTGGCGCTGACCCAAACATTGGAGTCTTCTTCAAGCAGCTCGGAGAAGCTGGCCCCGGTCTTGGACGAATAGGCGAAGAGATTGCAAAGGCACTCCCAGCGTTCGGAGAACTTATTCTAGGTTTTGTTGAGTTCATTGAGACCTTTACTCAAGCTGAACAGATAACCGCGTTCTTTGACACACTGGCTGGTGCAATTGGCTTTGTAAACGACGTATTCCAAAACGAGTTTGTCAAAGGAATCATTGACAAGGTCGCGCCGGTTCTTGGTACCTTGTCAGCTATCGGTCTTATCCTTGACGTAATCAAGTTTGCCATCCTTGTCGTTGCAGGTAACCTGTTACTCGGTGTTGTTGCGTTCAAGGCACTTGGCTTTATTGGCAAAACGATATTCAGCGTTCTAAAGACTCTCGGTGGGTTCCTACTAAACATTGCAAGAGTTGTAATTCCAATCGTGATAAACGGTCTACGTCTTCTTGGTGCCGCGTTTATGGCTAACCCTATCGGTTTTGTTATTGGACTTATAGCGCTACTCGTAGGTGCGTTTATCGTTGCGTACAACACGTCTGATACCTTTAGAGAGACCGTGAATAATGCGCTTGGTGCTGTGCGCGACTTCTTTGTCAACGCCTGGGAAACAATCAAAGGTGCGCTAATGGCAGTCTGGGACTGGCTAAGTGAGAACTGGCCTCTACTTCTTGCAATCCTGACTGGACCAATTGGGCTTGCCGTAAAGTTCATTATTGACAACTGGGACTCTATAGTTAGCTTTGTAAAGAAGATACCAGGAAGAATAAAAGATGCTCTTGTTGGCGTGTGGGACGGAATAACGTCATTTCTAAAAGATGCGTGGACAAACACCAAGAACTTCTTTACAACAATCTTTGACTATGTAAAAGATCTGCCAAACAAAATGAAGCAGGGCGCCGGAAAGATTTGGGACTTCCTTATTGACGGAATCAAGGGCGCTTGGCAGCTGGTAAAGGACTTCTGGAACAGCAACATTGGTGGTAAAGGGTTCTCTATCGGGATTCCTGACTGGGTGCCGTTCTTTGGTGGAAGGTCCTATGACGTTCGTATCCCAAGGCTTGCTAAGGGTGGTACGGTTATGCCAACCCCCGGCGGTATTATAGCGAACATCGCTGAGGCTGGTCGCCCAGAGCGCGTCGAGCCGCTGGACCCAGACGGTCTATCAAAGCGCGACAAGGCAATGATTGCACTACTTGCTGGAAAGCAAGGTGGTGGCCAAGGAATGACGTTCAATATATACCCGTCACAGGGAATGGACGAAAATGCACTTGCGGAGATGGTGTCTCGCAAGATAGCCTTCATGATGCGTAGAGGGGCGGTTGCCTAATGACACTTCCAGGCGCGGATGGTATCCGCCAAGGCAGAGAAAACGAGACAGTCAATAGAGGGCTGATTCCTCTACCAACACCGTTTATTACAGGAATGAAGCTCAACAGCGATGTTGTCTTCAATGACCTAGTGCTAAACACCATAGACGAGAACAATGTCACCTGGGTATGCCGTGACATTGGTGGCTGGTGGGGCTTGCCAGAGCCAGAGTTGCGTAACTTCACGCGTGGTTTTGGCGACGGTTCATACGACGTTCGTGGCCGCTGGGCTGCACGGGACATCATTCTTCAAGGTTCGTTCTTTTGCCCCGACCCTTCGCTGGTTGCAGTGGCACGTGACAAACTTGTTCGTGCAGCTAGCCTTGTATATCAAGGTGGCTGGCTTCGCACCTATGAGGACCCTCCCAGGGCTGCCTATGTGCGGTTGAGTGGCCGACCTGATATCGAAACCGTGACCGCAAGAGGCCGTACTGATTTTTCCATTGGGCTACGTGCCGCTGACCCAATCAAGTACGAATGGTCTGACCAGGACCCAGAAGGCTACAGTGTTATTGAAATACCAGCACGTAATAACAGTACTGGTGCTCTTGGCGAAGGTATTGTAAATAACATTGGTAATACGACGGTATCAGCAGTCTTTGAAATTGAAGGTCCGCTTACTGGACCAACAAGCATACTCAATGTCACAACAGGGGAGCTGATGCTCATCATTGATTCAATACCTGATGGAACCTTCTTAGAAATTGACACGTATTTCCGCGAGGTTGCAGTTGACGGTGAGACGTTTGGTGCTCGCTCTATCCTAGAGACACTTGTTGACTGGGTTCAACTTGCACCTGGCCAAAACGTTATCGCCATACAGGACGAATCAAATCTAAACAGTACTGCTACCTTGAGGGTGTATTACCGCTCTGGTTGGATAGGATAGACCTACGATGACTACAAAGACGACAGACGTAAAGTAGGTGAAAGATGTCAGTTCAACTTACAGGTGAACCTGCGGAGTACCGATACTTTCTCACCGACCTTCTAAGCAACGCGCTTTTGGCGGAGATTCCTTTTCAAGGTGTGTCATTCACGCGCGCGATAAAAGGCGCTGGCTCATTTAGTGGCAATATCCCAGTTATTGAAAACACAGACTCAATGAGTCTTTACGATAACACCATGCCTGGAAGGACTGGCCTGTACGTTACACGCAACGGCATATGTGTCTGGGGCGGGATAATCTGGGGCCGCACATACAATCTTGTAAGTCAGCAACTTAGCGTTGATGCCTCTGAGTTTACTAGCTATCTTTATCACCGCAACGTGTGGAAAACCTGGTCCCATCAGTATGGCGCAACGGTAACGGTTGCCGCTGGCGTTGCTCAGGTCGACCTTGATACTGGGTTTAGATATCAGTTTGATGCTAATGCGTCTGTTCAACTTATTTTCAGAGAGGTGTCTAATTTTAGATATAACGGGTTCTACACGATTCTTTCAAGCCCTGCGCCTACGACCTCGAGGTTCTATCTAGACGCTGGTACACTCCCTAATGGCGTGTACCCGCTGACAACGGTTTCTGTTCGTACTGATACATACGAGTATATTCGTAGTCTTATTGACGCGGTGTCGCTTGACTTTACCGGGTTAGAGTTTCCAAATGATGAGATTGAACCAGGTATTGGCTTAGAGTTTACAGTGTCAAATAAGCAGGCCGGAGGCGGAACGGCAACACTTACGACAAGTGAGCCACACGACATATCACCAGGGCAGGTTGTGATTGTCCGCAACGTTGACGCGACATTCAACGGGCAGTACATCGTGACTGAGACGCCGAATGCGACTGAATTCCAATATGCGCTTGGCGCCTCAGTGGGCTCAAGCGCAGTCTCTGTGCTAGATAGAAGTGTGTTATTCAAGTCTCTAACAAATTATCTTGCAACCGTCACAACAAACACTGTGCACGGATTTAGTGTCGGGCAACAGGTTGACATCTTTGGCGTTGATGACCCTACAGCCGTGTCAAATATCTTTGATGGCAGATTTATTGTTCTTGCAACACCAACGGCAAATACCTTTAGTTATCTAACAAGTGGAATAAGTAACGTAGCTAACACCCCTGTCTCTGGTGGAAACGCTGTGATGACACCTAAGGTTATATCTGGAACATACGGTCCGTATTCTGCAAACTCTAATCTGCAGTTTGAGTTCTCTACACTCGAGTACTCGGGTGTGTCAGTTCCGCCAGTTTTGTATAGAGGCTACGAGCTGCTAAACGTTGGCGAAGAACTTGATAAGTACTCTGACACAATAGAAGGTTTTGAGTACAGAGTAGACTGTGACTACAACCCAGCGACGGCGTCATTTAGCCGCACGTTTGTTCTTATCCCAATTGATTTTCCAGACCCACCGGCTGAAGGCGAGGTATCGCCTATTAGTAGATTCGGTGCGGAACAGCTCGTCTTTGAGTACCCTGGAAACATTATTGATATTCAAATTGACGAGAAGTCAGATGATGCGGCAACCCGTTTCTGGGTTGTTGGTGATATTGGTGACCTAGGCGATGAGGCTAGCCAGCCATACGCGGCCGCTGCCTCTCGCGAGCTATTGCTTGACGGCTGGCCAATAATTGACCAAACTGAAAGCGTAAGTGATGTTGCCGACGAGGAGATACTTTACGACTACGCGAGACGGTACCTTAGTGAGTTGCGACCTCCTATTGGAGATATAAAGGTAAGTGTCAACGGTTCTCTTGCACCTGAAGTCGGTGACTATTCTCCCGGAGACTGGTGCTCGATTATTGCCGACGACCCGTTTGTTTTGATGCGTTTAGCGTCTGACCTGGAACCTCGTAACACCGTCATAGTGCGTAAAATTGACTCCATAACAGTAAACGTTCCGGACTCACCGGCGTTCCCTGAAAAAGTTGACCTTGGTTTGATTGCAGAGTGGGAGGTGGATAAGCGTGGCTAGTCGTAGATTTCGCGCGCGTCGTTCTCTAGGAAACGTTGTTGACTACTCTGAGCGTCGTCTAGCGTACCTTGAGAAGCGCCCAGGTCCTCGACGTCTTCAACCACAGGTTATCACAACTGATAAACTCGTCCGTGCAGCAATCGTCACTGACGTCATTGATAACGCGGCTGTTGTTGAAGAAAAGATTGAGACAGACGCGGTATCTACACGCACCATTGAGCCACTCGCGGTTACAAATGATGAGGTTGCGGACTCAGCTGTAAGCAATAGAACTATCGAGACAGACGCAATCAACGCTCGCACGATTCAAGCCAATGCGATTACAGCAGATGAGATTAGCGCCAATGCCATCGTGGCAGGCAAGATATCCGCTGACGCGATTACCGCAAGAGAGATTGCTGCCGACGCGATTACCGCAGGTAAGATATCCGCGGATGCGATTACCGCGAGAGAAATCTCTGCCGACGCGATTACCGCGGAGCAGATTAGTGCTAACGCTGTCACGGCAAACGAGATTAGTGCCAATGCAATTATTGCCGGTAAGATATCAGCGGACGCTATTACGTCTCGTGAGATTAGTGCTAATGCGATTACAGCTTCAGAGATTTCAGCTGGTTCTATAAACGCGTCAAAGATTGTTGCCGGTGGTATTACTGCAAACGTGATTACCTCGGGCACAATCAACGCGGCAACTGTAAACGTCACGAACTTGAATGCTTCAAACATCACGGCTGGTACACTTACTGGTAGAACTGTTCGAACATCGTCAACCAACACTCGTGTTGAGTTGTCAAACGGTAACCAGATAAGTTTCTTCAACGGTGGACAGGTTGGCACGATTGGACCT